CCAACTACATCGGCTCGGCTTTCCCTGCCACCACCGTGATGGTCATTCACCACGCCAACAAGCAGGGCGGCTTTAGGGGTACATCGGCCATCCGTGACGCCGTTGATGAGACGTGGGCTCTGAAACGCCCCAGCAAGGAGCAGATGGAGCAAGACCCGTCTACAAGGCACACACGCTTCATCACGGTGGAGAAGAGCCGTTCAGGGCGCTCTGGGACGTCTCTGGCGATGCGTATGGAGAGCGACCTCACCTTCAGCATCAACGACGCCACTCCAGAGGTAGATGAAACCAAGACCACGCCCGACGCAATCATCGATCGCGTCTTGATGAGAATCCGCACCATCTACCCACGGACCATGACCAAGAGCGAACTCAATGTCGATTCACTGGTGGGAGGAAACGTGGGGGCGATTAAGAAAGCGCTCCAGCGGTTGGAGAAGAGGGGGCTTATTTCAGGTGTTACCGCTCCAGGGGGAAAGAGAGAGAAGAACTACCAAGCAGTTCTCTCTCACACGCGCGGAGAGGTTACGAAACCTGTCCCCCCTAACAACAACCCTTCTCCTGGAACGGATCTGAGGGGGGACAATAGGGGGGACAATCCCTCAAAATCCGAGACCTGTCCCCCCTACGCGGTTGAGGGGGACAACACCCCTGGAACGGTGCCTGTCCCCGCTAGCTGTCCCCCTTCAAAACCCAGTGGGGGAGCGGAAAGTGGCTTGGGGGGACAATCTGGGGAGTATCCCCCCGCGCGCGAGGCAGAGTCTGAGCGCACCAGGGAGGAACTCGACACGCTGAGCACTAACGCCTGGAACCAGTGGGACGTGTGAATCCGCTTAACCCGGACCTCCAGTACAGGGGTAAAAACTCAAAAGCAATTCCCTCGGACTACGAGCCGAGGGTTTTGCAGGAAGTCTGTACTAATCCCGATGCTCCAAAAGAGCGCAGGGTTTGGGTAGTCAGGGAAGTCCCGGTGCTAGGCCCTAGTGAGTGGTGGTACGAGTTCTGGCGCGATATACGCCTTCGCGATTTGGAACGCGCTGCTACAGTAGACGGGCCAAAAGGCACAACTTAAAAAGGATTAAGTAATGACGTTCCAGGCTCCGGTTTCAATCCCCGACAAGGTTCTCGATGCTTCCGAGAAGATCCAGCTGGCTGATTTGCTTGGTTCGCCTACCTTCCGCCATTGGATCGTTAGCGGTCTAAGTAACGCAGTCCAGTCCGCACACCTCACCGATATGCAGGCTGATGATGACGATCAGTTCCTGCAGTTCCGTATCAACCAGATGGTGAACGCCATCCCCTATGAGGTGCGGCGTGAATGCTTCAACGAGACAGGGCGCTTGATTAGGGAGCGGAAGAACGCTTACGCCTCTCGCGCTCCACGGGACTAATCAATGCCGGTGGCTGTTCCCTTGGGCAGCCACCCCTTGTTGATCAGTTCGTCAACGATGTCTTGCTGGGCTAGGTACAGGCGCAAGAACTTACAGGCGGTCTCCTGAACGTCCTTCAGGTTGTCCATGCCGTGGATGTCTCGCTTGAACCGCTCGTAGATGAACTCCCGTTTTGTGTCCATCACGCCTCCGGCGAACTATTACATTATGCTTCGCTTCGTCAAAACGGGTCACACTGGTGGTAGGCCGGGTGGACCAGTGGACTCAAAGACCACCATCACCTACTACGAACTAAAGCGCCCTCAGAGCTTTCTTGCCCTGGTGCGTTTCACGGCTTATAGCCCCGATGGAGGGGTATTCAGGGTCTTTGAAGGGGTATATGAGGACGATCCAGATGAGTTTTGCCGCCTGGAGCGTGACATCGAAACGGCGCTAAATGGCGGGATCGACGCCAGCATCCAGAGCGAGTACGAACATGAAGTGTTTCCGGTGATCTCCAGTTACCTTGACTAGGCTGCTACATTACTGAGGTAGTTCAGGCGCCACCCATGCCTAAGCTTGTCTCTTACAGCTACAAGCGCGATTCCGATCTCCTAGAGATTCACGCCATCGTCGAAGATGCCGTACAGGTTGCTCCAGCGACTGCTACGGAGCCACCACAGTTTGGTTCCGCTCTCTGTAAAGCGGTACTACTCTGGTACGAACCAATCAATCACACCAACGCTCCAACGGGTGAAGAGATCGAGCGGTTGCTCGCTTGGATCCCAAAGAACGATTGGTATGCAATTCCCCCCATCTTTCCAGACGATGAGTGACGCAATCAATCCAAGCCACTACCAAAGTGGTGATGTTGAGTGCATCGATGCCATCAAAGCGCAGATGACACAAGATGAATTTCTTGGTTATTTGCGCGGCAACAACATAAAGTACCTGTGGCGCTACCGTCAAAAAGGTGGCGCTGAAGACCTACGTAAAGCTCAGTGGTACTTGAACCGACTTATCACTGAATTTGAACTTGACCCTTTCTACGATCCACTTTCCTAAAACAATGTCAACTCACCCACTCGACTACATCAAAATGAAAACGGCTCCTGCATATATGCAGGCTGAGGTTGCAGAGCACAACCTTAAAAAAGCGGAAGAGTTTGAGCGTTATGGCTCGATCGCAAACTCCGTCGATGCCGCTATGGCTTGGGAAGAAACGGTTTGGAATGCGCGTACAGAGGCAGGCTGGGCTTGCGACGAAGGCGGTTGGTACGCTCCAGACGGGACTCACGAGTCCGATTGGGACGGCGAGTTCCCCGAAGAAAAACACGCCTGAGGTCAATGCCCGACACCGTTAAGCTTGCTTTCTTTGCCGGTTTCTGTGTCGGGCTGATTACTTCGGTTCTCATCTGAACGATCACACCTTCATGTCTGAGTACAAGGTTCTATTTGGCGTCGAGCACCTCGGCGCTTTAGCTTCGTCTACCTGCATCGCGTTTGATACCGAGACGCTCCAGCTGCAACCAGAGGTGGGCAAACTGCGTCTCATCCAACTGGGTTGCAGCGACGCAAGAACAATTGTTGTTATCGATTGCTTCGATTTAGACGATGAAGACTGGGATAAAGTGTCCGACTTCTTTAATGTAAAGAGGCGTTGGGTAGCTCACAACGCTGTCTTTGATCTTGGTTGGCTGCAAGAACACGCAATACGTCCCAAGGGGGAGCTGTTCTGTACGATGTTAGCCAGCAAATTGTTATCTAATGGGCTGCCTAATGTAAAACATGGTCTTGCACATGTGGCCAAAAGGTATCTACGTATTGAAGTAAGTAAGGAGCAACAGACGTCCGACTGGGGCGCCACAGACCTTAGTGAAGAGCAGCTTGTCTATGCGGCTAAGGATGTCGAGGTGTTGTTAGAGCTGGATATAAAGTTGCGGAGTGCGCTGGCGAATACCGGTCTTACCGGAGCGTCAAGCCTAGAGTGCAAGGCGCTTCCGGCTATGGCCCAGATGTGGCGTACCGGATTGCCTTGGAACCTTCCTGCCCTTAGACAGCTACGAAATGACTACCAGTTCACGATTATTGCGCTCAGTCGAGAGTTTCTACGGGAACTGGATACAGCGCTCCCTGAGGGTAAAAAACTCCCCAGAGAAGTGCCAAACCCTAAAAGACTTTCGTACCTTCGAGAACGTCTCACCGAAATGGGCCACGACGATGATGTCCGCGAGCGGTGGTATGCGGAAATTGAGGAGATCGAGAGGGCAGAGACGTTCAACCTCCGCCCAAAAGCTTCTGGTTCTGTTCGCCTTGGCACCAAGCAGGAAGCAGGCTTCAACCTAGGCAGTCCTAGACAATTATTGCAAAAGTTCACCGACCTGTTAGGGGAGCCGCCTGTCAATAGCAAGGGCAAACCCAGTGCCGCTAGGGAGGCGCTCCAGGAGTATGCTGCCGATCATCATGTCATTCAGACGTATCTGGCGTGGAAAAAGGCGGACAAGCGCCGCCAAATGGTTGAATCAATCCTCGAAAAAGCAGACGAAAATGGTTTTGTTCGTGCCAGCTATCTGCAGCTTGGAGCGGAATCGGGTCGGATGTCCTGCATCAAGCCCAACAACCAGCAGATTCCCCGTGATACGGAGTTCCGTCAATGCGTTGAAGCTCCTGATGGTTATCTGCTTGTTGACGCGGATTTTGGTCAGATGGAATTACGACTCGCTGCGGCAGTGGCTCAGGACGAGAGGATGACCAAGGCGTTCCAGGATGGGGAAGACCTCCATACTGTGACCGCTGAATCTATTGGGTGTTCCAGGCAGATTGCAAAATCCGCAAACTTTGGCCTTTTGTATGGATCCGGCGCTAAAGGGCTGCGTAATTACGCTGCTGGGTCGGGCATCACCATGACTTTTGAAGAGGCTGCTGAAATCAGAGAGCAGTGGTTGGATACATATCAAGGAATCCAGAAGTGGCAGCGAAAAAACGCAGATGACGCCCGTAAAACGGAAGGGGATATGTTCGCAGAGATTCGTATCCCTAGTTCCCGGATGCGGCGGTTCCTGCCTGGGGATATGAACCGGCTGACTGTGCGGTGTAACACCCCGATCCAAGGCGCTGGTGCGGCCATCCTTAAGTGTGCGCTGGGCAACCTATGGCCTGTGATTGAGGCTGCGGGGGAGCTAGAAGTCAGGATTGCAGCTTGCGTGCATGATGAAATTTTGCTGCTGGTTAAAGAGGAC